GTGGATACTTTTGAAGCTGCTATGGAGGTTCGGGCGCGTATGCTCAAAGGACTTCACGAGGACGGGCCAACCGCTGGTACTTACAAAACAATGACACTTGGAGACGCGCTAGACCAATACATAGCGCGCCGTGTATCAGCCAGCGTATCCGAGCAAATCGCCGCCAAACAACTAAAGTGGTATCGTAAAACCATCGGTGAGCATTTCGGATACACAACCCCCCTCGATGACATCAGCGTTGCTGCAGTGAATATGTTCAGCGACGAGCTGTTGAAACGAAAGTATGCCAACACCACCATCAACTACGTGGGTTCTATCCTGTATCAGTCGATGAAATTTGCATACGAGCGTGTGACGTGCTTAAAGCAAAAAGTGGGGCCGGTTAGGTTCTTGTCGAAAGATGAGGAGTTTGATGCTGTCAACTGGTTCAACAGGATGTGCATGTCAGAATACAAAGACTTGTTCCTGTTTTATGTTGAAACTGGAATGCGTAAAACTGAAGCCCTCAATTTGAGGTGGAACGACATCGACCTCAAAACAAAAAGGATGACTATCTGGAAAAACAAAACCAACAAACCTCGCACAGTTAAGATGACACCTATCGTGCGTGAAATGTTGGCTCGTGGGCAGTTACGCCGCCCAAATGACGGTAAGCATGACGACAAAATCTTCGGCCATATCAACGAGCGGCATTTCTATCGCACTTGGCTGAGAATGAAGGAGGCCATCGGGCTTGAGGATGACAATCAGTTTGTAATCCACATGCTGCGGCATACCTGTTGTACTCGACTTATCGAAGCTGGTGTTGATCTACGATCTGTAATGGAGTGGATGGGACACAGCAGTCTGGACATCACGCAACGCTACGCGCACTTCGTCCCAGAACGCTTGGACCATGCAGCCGACAAATTGGCTGAGCTCAGAAGTGGATCAATCTAAGCTATTGAAACGAAACTATAATATTGTAGTAATTCGATAGTAAATCGGTAGTAAACGTAGTAAATATTGAAAAAACGGAGCAATATATTTACTCGTTTCAAGCCATATAAATATAGAAATACGTGGTGAAACCCTGCTGCTTTCACACCGTTAGGCAACAGAAACCTGCACTTTTACCACGTATTTCAGCCCTCAAGAACACCCTAGCATCCATTGCTATTATGCATTGATGTTAGGGTTTTTTTATTTTCTTTGCGCCCAAGCATTGCTTTATATTCTCACCCTAACTATCTATACATCCTAGGGACGCTAGCTAAGGTATGCTAGGGTAAAATGGAACATAGGAGAAACATATAGTTCCGAGATTACTACCGTTACTACCAGACGACCCATTGGGTAGCAAAATACCCCTTCTGTCACCCCTGTAGAGGCATACGCTCGAACGGACGTCTCCTACTGAAGAACCCATCGCGTCAACAACCTAAAGGATACGCATGATAGATTTATACCAAGTGCAAGAAGACATCGAAAAACAGAATCGAGCAGAAACACAGCAGCGATTCCAAACGGAACATGCAAAGAAAATGCAAAAAGGCGAACAAGCCTCTACGTATTTTGGCTCACCGCTCATGAAACGTGCAATCGCACCAATGGCGGAACTTATTATCGCGAAGCAAACCGCGAGTAAGAAGGGTGTAGCGATGAATGCCAACATCGCACTTAAACACATATCTAAATTAAAGCCTGAAGTCGTAGCTTATATTACTGCGCGTGTCCTCATTGATCGGGTTACACAAGCCTGCCGTATACAAGATGCAGCAATACGCGTCGCAGCAGCCTGTGAAGATGAGTTGCGCTATATATCTTTTGATAATCAGCATCCTCACCTCTTTAAGAAAATCCAAAGCGAAACCAACACGACAGATAAGCGTAAGCGGCAAACCCTTATCGCAGCATATAATCGCTATTGTGAGGCTTGGGCAGCGTGGCCAAAAACGGACCAAGTGCATGTCGGTATGGCTCTCATACATATGTTCATTGAGGCAACGGGCTTTATTTCGGAACATCGGGTTCGACGCGCGAAGAACAAGACCGATGTTTTAATCAAACCAACACAAGCTATTTGCGATTTCATCAGTGATAACGAAGAAGCGGCTAGCCTTCTCAATCCAATACACATGCCAATGGTCGTTCCACCAGCGGATTGGACTGGGCCGCTGGGTGGCGGCTACCTTACCTATCACACGCCAAAAATGCCGTTCATAAAAATACATAACAATGAGCAGGGCAAGAATTACTTTTCTGACCTGAGCAGCGTAATAGAGCAAATGAAACCAGTCTATGATGCGGTAAACACCGTTCAGCGAACCCCATGGCGCGTTAATAAAGCGGTATTAGAGATATTCGAAACAATCTGGGAAAGGGATTTGCTAGTAGCAAACTTACCAGCTCGTGAGGAAATCCCAAAAATCCCTTCTCCATTGGCAAAAGATGTCAAAACAGATGAATTAAGTGCTGCTGACAAAGAACGCTTTATGAAATGGAAGCATAAAGAAAAGGAACGTCACCAAGCAAACATCAAGCTGAAATCTAAACGCGTTATGACAGAAAAACTTCGCTCTATCGCGAAACAGTTCTCCAAATTTGAAGCAATATACTTTCCACACACTCTTGATTTCAGAGGACGGCTATACCCTGCCCCTATGTATCTAAACCCACAGGGAACAAGTTTAGCGAAGGGCCTATTGGAGTTTTCGGAGGGCAAGGCACTTGGCTCTAATGCGGCAGCTTATGAGTTGGCGGTGCATGGTGCCAATTGCTTTGGTTACGACAAAGTTAGCTTAGACAGTCGAGTTGATTGGGTTGAAGAAAACACTGACCGCATTTTACAGGTTGCTAATGACCCGATGTCCGACCTCTGGTGGGCAAAAGAAGCTGACAGCCCTTGGTGTTTCTTCGCTTTTGCAAAAGAATGGGTTGGCTTTCAAAGAGACGGGTATGGCCACATTAGTCATATCCCTATCGCCAAAGATGGCAGCTGCTCTGGATTACAACACTTCTCTGCTGCGCTGCGCGACCCTATCGGCGCTGCTGCCACTAATTTGCTGCCATCAGAACAACCCGAGGACATTTACCAGCGTGTAATTGACCTTGCGCAGGAAAAGATACGGAAAGATTTAAATGGAGAACAAGGAGCATTGGCACAGGCTTGCTTAGACTATGGTCTATCGCGCAAAGCTGCAAAACGATGCACCATGACAAGGGTTTATGGCAGTACACTGTACTCTTCACGAGCGTTTGTGTCTGAATACATCAGGGATACTGATACGCAACGTCTGCAGGAAGACCCATCTTATGTAAGCACCCTCCATGAGCAAGAATGGGCCGCATCGTATTACTTATCTGGTCATATCTGGGACTCAATCAACGAAACTGTTTTTGCGGCAAAAGAAGGAATGGACTGGTTACAGGAATGCGCACGTATTTTGGCAGGTGAAAACCTTCCAACCATGTGGACAACACTCGATGGTCTCCCAGTATTGCAGCACTACCCCAACACCAATCGACGTCGCATTAAAACCAAATTTGGCGACAAGCAGATATATCTTAGCCTCAGAGAAGAACTGCAGACGATTGACCGTAAAAAACAAGCCAACTCAATTAGCCCAAATTGGGTACACGCAACTGACGGATGCCATTTACGAATGACGGTCAATCTAGCAGCCGCTCACAATGTGGGTAGCTTTGCGATGATACACGATAGCTTTGGTACACATGCGGCTGATATTCCGATGCTTAACGCATGTCTGCGCGAAACATTTATTGAGTTGTACCTGGATAACGACCCATTCGAGATGTTTCGTTGCCAAACGCAGATGCTGACAGCAGCTAATTTACCTACCGCACCTAAGAAAGGAACGTTGGATTTATCACTGGTGAGGGATTCTGATTTCTTCTTTGCATAGCTATTCACCTGAGGGACGCTGTTGAAGGTTGCACCAATACTTAAGAAAGGAGGCAATCATTATTTCAAGTGCCGAAACGCTAATCCACACCGCCCAATACCTCATAAAATATGGGCAACCCGTACCAATAGATACCCTAACCCGACTTCTGGAAATGGGCATCGACATCAAAAAGTTTACATAGGAAGGCCCAATATGGCTCAGAATAATCTACAAAAAATCGTCAGCCCACGCGGCATAGCAGTCTACCCATGGCTCAACAGCCCTGACACAAAGTTCTCTCCAGACGGAGATTATAAAGTGACTTTGAAAGTTGAGGCTGAAGCTGCGGCACCACTCATCGCAAAGTTAGATGAAGTCCTCACAAACTATAAGGCTCAGCAAGTCAAAACAAACCCAAAGGTTGGCCAATATAGCATCACCCCGCCCTATGAGATGGAGTTGGATGACCAAGGGAACGCGACTGGCAACTATCTGTTCAAGTTTAAACAGAAGGCTAAAATCCATACAAAGGATGGGCGGGTCATCGACATGAAGGTAGCCCTAGTTGATGCGTCTCGTACTCCAACAAGCGTCAACGTCGGTGGCGGCAGCGAAATCAAAATCGCGGCAACCGTCTTTCCATACGCAATGAGTTCGAACAAAAATATTGGCGTTTCGTTACGTCCATCAGCAGTGCAAATTCTATCGTTAGCCAGTGGTTCAAATGTGGTCTCACTATTTGACGACGAGGAAGGCTTCAAAGCAGAAGCTGCGCCAGTTGCAAATACCAATCACAGCACCCAAGAGTTAGACACTGCCGCCGACTTCTAAGCGCGGCTGGGTTCCACCTTCCCAAAGCGAACTACGAAAAAACGCAATCAAGAACGGTTGGCGGTCAGGGCTTGAAGAAGCAAATGCCGCCTACCTTTCTGGCAAGGGCATCACGTATGAGTACGAAGAGAATAAGCTCACGTATGCCGTGCCGCAGCGCCAAGCCACCTACACGCCTGATTTCTACGTCACCACCACGAGTGGTAAAGTAATCGTAGTTGAGACCAAGGGA